GTTACGCATTCCTTGCTCGCGGATCTTCTCTCTAATAGAAGGCTTCAGCGTCTTAGCGAATCCACCCTTGAGATACTGATCAGGATCGAATTTCGGGAAAGCTCCCTTTTCAGCAGCGATATCAGAGCTAGCTTCATAAGCCCAATTCTTGATACGTTCCATCACCTTATCAACAAACTCCAGACCGCTGGCCGAATTGTACTTCAAACCAAGTTTCAGAAGCATATCATGAAGACCAGTGATACCCAATCCGACTCTTCTGATATTCGAGCATTGATCCTTAATTTCTGGCAGCGGATAATTGTTGACAGTCAGTACGTTATCAAGGAAACGAATACCGACAGTTACTGTCTTCTTAAGAAGATCCCAATCCAAATCCTTCTCATCCTCTTTGACGAATCTAGGCAGAACTAGTGATCCCAAATCGCAGCAATCATAAGCTGCCAGCCAAATCTCGCCGCAAGGATTAGTGCAAATGAGCGGAGTGTAATAGGCAATGTTAGACATCTTATTTGCCAAATGTCCGTTCAAAATTCCAGGCTCTCCATTCTTCAAGGCATTTGAAATTATCTTGTGCCAGATATCTTTAGCTGAGAGCTTGCCTACAAGCTTACCGTTGTGGTGAAGCTCGTAATCCTCATTCTTACGAACCTTCTCAAAGAAGATTTCCGGGTTCTTTCTAAAGATTACGCTGACATTGGCGTTATTCAACTTGTTAAGATCAAGCTTCTCATCAAGGAATTCAAGAATATCGCCATGATCATGTTCAAGAGCGAGCATTAGAGCGACTCTTCGTCCGCCACCACCCTTGATTACCTCTCCAGCCGCATTCATGATATTGAAGAGTGAGACAGCGCCAGTAGCATGACCTCCTGAACCGTTAATGACGCTGCCACGAGGACGGACTGGGCTTCCATTAGTTCCCAAGCCTCCACCTGTTCCAGCGATAACAATCATGTCGCTGACAGTCTTTCCCCATCCCTCACGACTGTCATTTGTGGGAACAACGAAGCAATTGAGAAGTTGCCCTTTGGGTCTACCAGATCCAAACATGATTCTTCCGCCAGGGAAGAACAGATTAAGTTTCAGGGCCTGAGCAAACTCGTGTTTCCAATGTGCAATCTTATCTCCCTGTTCAGCCTGGGCGATGTGATAGGCTACACGATCGCAGGCCTCTTCGAATGTCTCATTTGGATGGATGGCATAGCGCTTGCGAAAAATATCCAGCGCAAGCCCCTGGGGCTCGTAGTAACTCACTTGTCATTGCTCCTTATTTGTCGTTGTTTGCTTTACGGTGTTTATCGAATTTGTCGTAGCGATCAGCCATGTGCTTACGCTGTTGTTCAGTCTCTCTGGCCAGGATGTCATCGATCGAGACATTCTCATCAAGAAGCCTGACTTTAACTGTCGCCGGATTCATGACGAATGGATAGATCATACCATCTCTTCCAAGACGACTCTTGGCAACAAAGAGACGGCCAGTATTGTTCTGCTTGTCTTCCATTGTACGGCTGACGGTCATGATAAGATCGCAGACAGTGGCCTTTGCATACGATTCACCAATTTGGCCGATTGTTACGACTTCCATATCGAGACCAGAACGATTTGTCTGATCTGCAGTCAGAACGACCATATTGAATTCTTGTGCTAGAGCTCTTAACTCTTCGTAGTTACCTTCAAGCTCGTATCTCTTGTCGGCGTAACCTCTAGAACCACGGAGAAGATCTGCGTAGTCGAGAACGAGAATATCTGGCGTGAAATTATGGATCGCTTGCAGTCTCTGGATATAAGAGCGAATCGTTTGTACTGAAGCACTCTTGGTTGGGAACTCTTTGATGAAGAGACGTCCCTTCACCTTCGAGCGTGCCACCTGTTCGACTTCCACCTGATGTTCCGGAATGCTGTTAATCTCCACACCTGAAAAGTAGGAGTCAAAGCGAAGGCCAATCTTGTAGTCAGCCATTTCAAGGGAAACATATAGAACATTCATCCCAGATTCAACGCCAGCAGCGCCAGCATTAACTAGGAAGTGACTCTTACCAGCTCCAGTCGGAGCAATGAACGTTCCAATAGTTCCTCTTTCCCATCCACCGTTAAGAGCCTTATCAAGTACGGTCCAGGGGGTAACAAGTGGCTTTCGAATTGAACGAGTAGCGCGATTGACGAATCCTTCTGTATATTCGTGGCCAAGATCTCGGCTGGTGCCTGCTGCCAATGCATGTCTAACGATGTTGGCGATGTCGTCATACTTACTCTCCTGTAGTTTGTCGATCGCCTGAAGAATAGCACCCTTCATCGTCTGCTTCTTACAAAAGTCAAGAGAACTTGACATGATGTATGGAGCATCTCCGTTTAGAGGTACTTCTTTAGAACGCTTGAGAAATTCACGAACCTGAGATGATATTTGAGCATCAATCTCCTGATCTCGGGTCACTAGAACTTCCAAGACATCTGCAGATGGAAACGTCTTGAATTTACGTTTATGCTCAAAGAATTTTTCTGTGACTTCCTGCAAGTACTCCTGATCAAAGAACCTCGGGTCCATTACATCAAACATCTGGTCGGCGAAGATTGTGTCCTGCATTAAAGCCTGAACAACCTTCTCTTGATAACTGCGTCCCATCCCGGAGAAAGTATCTCTAGGATCAAGCTGTGCTTCAGTTGTCATTATTTTTCCTCACGGTGCTGTGGAGAGCTACTTCCTAATTGGTTTCTCGGTTAACCAATGGCGCTTTATCCAGACCCACGAATATCAAGCCACAATTGCATGATTCTTTTTTGCATCTTGCGACGATTTTCATCCAGAAGATATCCCCAGAAAAGAGGATAGTTTTGTTCAATAAATTTCATCGCTCTGAAATAGAATTGCTGTGAATCCATCGGCCAATTTTGTGGAGATCTTTTCACGCTATTTTCTATAGCATCAGCGATTGCTTGGAAGTGAGCATTATATTCTAGAGGTGAATTGTAAAGTTCTGACCACTTCCTCTGCTTTTCTTCCATTGAGTCATCAACGTTTGGTCTTTCACGTGGTGTGTAATCACCCATTCTATTCAAATCGATATTGTGAACATACTCGTGAATGAATGTATGTCTCATTTTTGAGAGAATTTTTTCAACGGCTGAATTTGTCTTTTCAAGTCTACTGCGATCAGCCATCATCTTTCTCTTTATGAGATTATTCTTTTCTTCCTTATGAAAGAGGGCGATAACAGGTCGTTCTGTCAAATAGAAACTTCCTTCAGGCCAATATTGACCTTTAGGTCTATCGTATTCGTCTATTGTGAATACAACGATGAGATCACAGGCATCACAAGCATTTGATACATAATATCCAACTTCAAGAGGATACATGCTGTCATTTGGTCCTGTGATAGGTTCGATATGTAACCTGTTTATATCTCTCAGAGCAGATTCATACTCTCTTTTAGCAAGATCTCGAAACTCCTTGTCTCTCTGACCTTCTAGTATGAATGCTTCACGAAGTAGCATGCTCCGTCCTCATCTGGTAGGCTCTAAACGTCGTTGACAAATCAACATCATTCAGTTGTATGCCCTGATTGAGCATAGCCAGTTTGAAACCCGTGAAATTGAAAGTTGGTTTTAGATCTACCGCATTTCTGATCACTGATGCAGAGGATGCTGAGATGACCGGACTGGTCAACTGCATGAGTTCCACATTTCTCCTAACTAGGTCTTTGTGCTCAAGTATTACCTTTGCTTTGCGCTGTTCTTGCGACTTCTGTTCAACCAGTTGGAAGAATTCAGTTAACGTGAAAGCGCGCTGAGAAAGTTCGGGAAAGAGCTTCTTTATCGTCGCCGGACCTATGCTCTTGACGCCGTCAATATTATCAGAATCATCTCCCAGAAGAGCCTTGATATATACCCAATTTGACGGAAGACAACCATCCATCTCCATCGTCTTTCCAGTTATATAAGTTTTCTTCACCGGCCAGTAGATTGTCGTAGTATCTGATGCCAGTTGCCACAGATCCTTATCGGAGCTCACCACGACCTTCAGATGAGGTTCGAGACAACCAACCAGGTAGGCAATGGTATCGTCAGCCTCAACAT